ACTCCTGTAGTCGCACTATCCATTGACCAGTTAGTACCCGGATAGCCTCCAGCACCTCCATAAGGTATATGATGTGGGCCGGGGTTTGTAAATAATCTTTTATTATCTACACTTGTAGTATGAACATGGCCGGGGTCACTTACAGATGCGCTAACAGAGTGACCATGACTTAAGTTTGCACTACCTTGAGATGTAGCGACACTTCTACCACTATCCACACCTCTTCCATTATCAAAACCTCTTACAAATTCACCACGCAAATCTGGCAAATTAAATGTAGAACTACCATTACCAGATCCATAGGTCGTACCAATAAACGCAAATAAAGCAGCATATGTTGATCTGCTTACAGCAGCACCATTACATTCTAAATATCCAGTTGGAACAGTCGCTACTGCAACACAAAAAACAGCACCACTAGGAACACCATTAACAATCTGAAAGCTTAAATTACCAGATCCATCTGTCTGTAAAAAACCACCATTAGTTATAGCCGATGGCAATGTTAAAGCTATATTTCCAGACAATGAAGATGGAGATTTTAAAGAAACAAAAGGTGAGCCACTTGAATCTTGTAATCTAATTGGTAAACCATTTACAACATCCAAGCCAGCATCACTTATAGAAACTCTAGCAGTACCAGATGTTGCAAAACCTATGGTATTAGAACTAAGTCGAAACATTCCTGTATCTGTATCTGTATCAAACGCATAAGCAGGGCTACTAGCACCTGACCCATCATCACCTAACAACTGACCTGTCATAGTACCACCAGCAACAGGTAATAATCCTAAGTTAGGTGAATCGACAGAACCTACAGTTGTAAATCCATTATTAGCTGCATTTCTTATTTTAAAATTATTACTATCTGCCGTATCAACATAAGGCATAAAAGCTTCTGGGTTTGCTGGATCAGTACCCCCAGAATTAAGTGTTTTTATTGCATCAAATACAGCGTTCATGTCACTACGGACTGAAGCACCAGAAGCATTGGCTATATTATAATCTGCAACTTGGCTCATTTAAAAAGTTTTCTCCATGTTAGCCACCTTTACCATATCCTACCGCAGAAAATGTGAAAGTTCTATTAACAAAAGTTTCGTTACCTGATGTGTCTTTATTTTTAATAGTAACTGTAAATCCTGTTCCGCTTACGCTTGTAATTGTAAAAAAGTCTCCACCTTGAGCATTTTGTATTGTTATTCCAACAGAAGGTAAGAAGGCATTTGCACCTCCCAAACTAGAAGTACCTACAAAAAATGGATTACCAAAAATAACAGTTTTACCAGAAGATGAAGTTCCAGAAGATTGCGGAAGAATAGATGTACTACCACCTGTCTGATAGCTTTGCTCTGTTCTTGACTCAAATCCAGCTAAAAACCCTGCTTGTTGTACGTTCAAGTTTTGTGCAACATTAGTAGTTTCCAAAATAAGCTTAAATTTAAACCTACGAGCTTTAAAAGTTCCATTAGCAAAATTATTAAAGTCATTTGCACTTCCTCCAAAAGATCCTGATGATGCTTCTGATAATGCTACCTGTATCTGAGTATTAGTTTCATCTGCTGCTGCGCCATCAAAGTTATTATCTACAGCATAATCATCCCAAAAAGAACCGCTTGGAATAAGTGTTTCTATATCTGATCCAATGTTAAAACCAACTACTCTTAATGTTCTTTTTAAATTTAGAGAAAAAACACCACCTAGATCAACTATAGATGCAAACTCATAAGTTCCTGTTGCATTTGAAGCTGGATTTGTAAGTTGTAATGCACTTGCAGAACTACTAAATGTTGTATTACTTTTTGTTCCGCTAAAAGGTGTACTTAACAAGTCTTCTCTTTGTGTTAATACTGTCTGCGAATCAATAAGATCAGGCAGATCCATAATTACGCTTGTTTCTCCTAAAGAAAACCTACCGCCATCATCTTGAAATTTCAAAATATATTCTCCTTCAAGTGCTGGTACTACAGCATCAGTAGTGTTACCAGCAAGTGCTGTTATTAGATCAACAGAGTTTTGAAATGTACCACTACCATCAGTTAAATTACTATGTCTTACATAAACCCTGCCTCCATGAATAACATCAGCGTCAACTGCTCTATCCCATCTAAGTCTTACTAATTTATTAGTAACAGGTTCTATAGTTAAATTTGTGACATTGCCCGGAGGTGTTGTTTTACCTTGTGCGTTAAAAGTTAAATCTGAAGAAGTAGCAGAAAGCACTAAACCAGCATTGTAAGAAAATACTTTAAATTCATAAACTCCAGATTCAGTATTTAACAACTCAAAATCAGTTCTAAATACAATTTCACTTACCCAGTTTGTATTGTTAAATCTATACTGCACTAAATATTGACTGACACCTGTAACTCCAACCCAAGTTAAGATTAATTTAGTGACCGCCAAAGCATTTATAACAACTGTACGTTCTAATGCTGATAAGTTACTTGGAGGGTTTTTAGGCTCATTCAATAATGATATATTTCTTGCTGGCAAACTTATTCCAGATTCTATATTTGCATATTTACCAGCTACATAAGTTAAAGCTGATATTGAATAATTAATACCATCTTGCTCCTCAACTGAAACTACTCTAAAAGTTTGACCCACTAAACTATCACTTTCTAATAACCAAATAGTATTTACATTTGGTGTTGTTGATAATGCAGAACTAAGTGTAATAACAAGTCCTTGAATACCTGTAATTGATTTTGTTTCTACAGAACCATCTGGCATTATTACACTAATTTTCTGATTACTACCACTAAATGTGTCTAAACCTTGCTCATCATCTACTGTTATCTGAGTCGTTGTAGCAGCAGCAACTCTTCCTGATCGTCTTGCACCGCCACGAACAGGGTCGTTGATAGTTATCACAGATCCCGGCCTGACTATAGCTCCAGCAGCCATAGATGTAGAAAAATTTACCACCTCAGATTCTTGATTTTCGCTAAATATTATTGCCTTCCCTAGACGCTGCGCCTGACCACGACTTGTACAGGCAAATGCTTTTACGTCTTTTTTTACTATGCCAATCTTAGATTGTAAAGCTGTATCTTCTACAATCTCAAAATCCATCTCTCTGCTGTCCATATTAAAATAGCTTACGCTTACAACAGAATGTCTTTGTTTTAAACTTGAACCTGTGTAATTAAATCCTTCAGAAGTTATATTTGCCAAGCTAAATAAATAACTTGAATCGGTTGGCCTGTCTTGTGTAATTGTTATCGAACCAGCAGACCATATTGCAATACACCTCATAACAGTTGCCAAGTCTTTTATCAAATCAAAAGCTTCCTTAGATGACTGAATATTTACATTGCAACTAAATCTTGCTTCTTGTCCTCCTTGACCATCAGATACTAATTCATTTGCATATTTACTAGCAGCTACAAAACTAAACAAATCTAAGTTTGCGTCTGCTATATGTGTTCCAAATCCATATCTTTCAGTAGTTAAAAGATCAAGAAGTATCATCGCTGGGTCGCTACACCATACTGCTGCCTGCATTGTTCCGTTAAATATATAGTTTGCTGGATAGACAATTCTGCCTGTTGCATTATCTACAGTAGGTGTACCAGACCCACTAGCTCCAGCACCCGGTATTCTTACCTTTACTCCACGAATACGAAAAGCACGTTTTGGTATAGAACTAAATTGCTCAGAATCTATCCTTAAACTGGTGTATGCACTATTCGGATAAGTTTGTGCGTCATCTACTATTTCACCAAAACTTGTCCATGTAAAAGCGTCTATTAAGCTTGAGGTTGTACTATCTGCTGTAACTCTTACAACTCTTATATCAACAGGAAATGCTCCTGTAACATTTACTCTGTATTCTTTTTGATAAGCATCGTTAGTTCTACCTGTAATAGTATCTGATATTACGTCTGAATAACCTCCACTATTATATTGAACTTGTATTTTTAAGGAAACAGAAGATCCAATTAAATCACCATTATCTTCTGCTTTTTGCAATTGTGGAAATGTAATTGTTACTTTTATTGCATCAACATTTGTATTTGTTATTTGCCTTGTAACGGCAGATGATGAAGAAACTGTTACTCCAACGGCTGTTGTTGATTCGCTACTTACTATACCGGGTATAGATGTTTGGTTTGATGTACCAAATCTAGGAGTAAAACCTACATTCTGAAAATTAAAATCTGCATCGGCTGGACTAGCAGAATTAGCTGTAGATTTAAGTATTGGAGTTTCGTTTAAAAATACATCTTTCAATGCTGCATTGTTATATGCAGTTGTTCCTTTTGTTCTACCTTCTTTTGATGCTGTTGCAAAACCTTCTATTTCTCCTTCTGAAATAAGATCCTGTATAGTTGCAAACTGCCTACTATTTAATGTATCAGGCGCACGATATGGAGTAGGAGGAGTAGGAGGTGCGCCACCAGAACCTCTAATATTTTTATCCGTCATGCTTGCACCTGATCTGTATCAATACCAGCCGAAATTACGACAGATCCAGTTACAACTTCTCCATATACAATCGGATGTGCAGTTCCGGCCCGGCTTGTATTTTGCACCCCAGAAAAACTAAAGGATATTCTTGGATCATCTTCTGGCATATCAGGTTTTGGTAAAGGAAATAGCATTTCAGACACACCATTTAATACCATCCCAGCACCGATAGCACTTAAAGCAGTTCCTATTTTTGTTGCAATCCCAGCACCAGCTGCTACTCCACTAAAACTATAGTAACTAAATAATCCACCACCCGGAAACATAAAACTAGCACCAATTAATGCTGCTCCAAGTAAAATTCTTCCAAAAGGACTATTACCGCCAGCACCAGTAATAACAGGAACAATATGTATATCATCTTGACCTATAGGATTGTGCAAGTCTTCTTTATCTACATCATCTTTACCTACTAATACTTGATAATATTTATTTGCCATATATGCTTCTAACTTTGGAAAGTTAGTTACCAGAAATCTTATTGCTTCTGCTGGATTTTTTACAACAGCTTCTAATTCTTTATAACCTACAAACTCTGCAAGTTCTCCATACATTTTAACTTTCCGAAGCATAGCGATACCTCTTTCCAGTACATTTAAGCAGCCATTCAGAATATGGCTCTTTACAAGATAGTCTATCGGCTAAATGATGTAAAACCATATCACCGAGAAAAATAGCTACATGATTTAAAGTTGGGTGCATAATTGACATTAATAACACATCCCCTACTTTTGGAGGTTCATCGTTACCAAGTTCTCTAAAACCTGTATCTTTTGCATATTTTTCAAACAATGGATTTTCCAAGAAATCCTGTGGAGTCATACTTCTATCGTAATCTATTAATTCAATTCCCTTTTCTTGTTTGTACCAATCACGAACCAAAGACCAACAATCAGTAATACCCCAAACCCAAGGTCTTCCACACAACTCTGGCTTATATCCTTCTGGTTTTAATTCAGCCCATTGTTCTGTTTTTGGATTAACAATATACCAAGGTAAATTACTATGCTCACAACTTATTCGATCAGCTTGACTTGGTGTTGGAGGAGTAATGGGATGGCTATGAAAAATACCAATAATTTCTCCTAAATTATCTGCTTTTACATAATCTTCTGGATTTAAAATAAACTCTTGGTGATTTGTTATTGCTAAATTCTGACAAGGATAATATCGTTGTTTACCTTTTACATTTAACAAAAGACCAACAGCTTCTTTAGGATCTTGGTCTTTCGCATGAACCAATGCAGCATCTTTCCAATTCATTGATTAAACGTACCAATAGAAGGAAATAAAGATCTGGTGCATTGACGTTTTGGAGATCGTATTCCAGCAAGGTCAAAAACTGCTGCAAGTTCCCATGAGACAACTTCTCTGTTTTCTGCTTTTTTACGATCTATATAATAAATTTCTTGTGGAAACTCTGCTGTAGGGTCTGGAGTGCCAAATGGATTTGTTGCCCCAGAAAAATTAGCTGCATCTAAAAATCTTGCCATTGTTCTTATCCTTACAACCTTTGCACCTGTAAGATCATTACCAGCAGTTGTTTGATTTACAGTTAATAATATTGCTGAAATAGAAGGCGAACCCATATTACTTACAGTTAATGTAGGGCGAGGTAACTGTCCACGTTGATAAGCGAAGCCTGTTGCCTGTACAGGAAATCTTAAGTATTCATTACCAGCCCATACAATTTTTCCATTTGCATCTAAGTTTGTACCAGCATGAAATCTATATACAGTAGTTGCCCCATGTAAAGCATTATCTAATGTCAACGTAAATAACTCAATGATTGCTGACGGATTTACTTTTTGTATATCACTAAAAACAGGATCGGTACTCATGCTGGCTCAAACACTTCTCTAAATGTTGCATCAATATTTGCAAGGGTAGGTAAATCAATAGTTTTTGTCCATTTTTCGCATACAAACTTACTCGTTCCTGTTTTAGTAATTGATACGTTACCGCTTGTAGTTGCGCCACTAGCTGCTGTTACAACAAAAACATTTGCATTAGTAACAGAAGAAACTATGTATGTGCCATCAGCAGAAGATCCAGAAGTAAAATCTATAACAATAGAATCGCCTGCAAATAATCTGTGGTTTGTAATTGTGATAGTTATTGTTGTACTACTTTGTGCATAAGTTCCTGTCTTTGTAAAAGCTTCTCTTGGCGGTGCATAATCAAAACTTGCTTTATCAAAAGCACGTTCTTGTAAGAAATAATCAATAGTATCAGCTTGTTCTTCAGTAATGTTTTCCCAACGTAAACTATACTGTCTTGGGTTTTGATGATTTGGTATGCCGAATATTAGACGATGTTCATATCCATCAGCAAAACGAACTATTTTGCTTATTGGTGCTTGATCTTTTTTTACGCTAAAAGAAGGCTCTATATCTGGAAAAGTAGCCATTAACTTAATAAACCTCCCGGCCTTTGCTGTTGTATGAGTTCTGATTGTATAGCAGCAGCTAAAGCTCTACCAAATTGTTCTGACTGTGCAGAATCACCTTCAACAGAACTACCAGAAGCATCTACATTTACAACAATATTACCAACACCTCCAGAACTTTGCACTCCAAGTTTTCCGTTAGCACCACGTTTTAAAGGCATAATAGCTTCTGGGCCGGCCTCGCCCATAAGCCCCATGCCGTTTGCCATTGGGAATAGCGTTGGTTTATTTACTATGCCCCCATAAGCGTATGGAACAATTTTATTTTTAGCAAAGACATTACCTTTAGCACTTGGTACAATTTCACCACCGCTAACAACACCGCCATTAGCTAAATTAGGAAACAGAAAACTAAATAAAGGTTTGGTGATTGCTGCCCTAACAAGCATCCTCGTCAGATCAGCAATTATAGAATTTGCAAGATCTCTGAAGTTTAATTTACCTGTAAGAACAAATTTAACCATTGCATCTTCCATTCCTTTAAACGCATTTACAACAGCTTGTTCTGCTTGATCTGCAAACTTAAATGCACTTTCAGCAAATGACTCTAATGGGGATTTTTTATTATCTCCTAAATTATATGGATCTTTTTTGTCTGGAGTATCATCATCTTCAGATTGCTCACCCATCAATCTTGCTAATTTTGCCTCGGCTTTCTTTAAAGCTGGTATTAATCTTTTCTCAATTAATTTTGTATCACTAGATTGTTCTATTCTCTTTCTAAGAGATGCAATATTTTTTTCTGTTTTAGCAATAGCATTTCCTAAACCAATACCCATAAATTTATTAAAAGCTACTATAGCATCTGTAATTGCACCAACAATATCACCAAAAACTCTTTGAAACTCTGCTCCAATCGGTTGTAATATCTGACCCACAGCATTTTTAAGTCGATCCATTGTTGTCTTTAATTTTTGCCCTGCATCAGCAGATGAATCTGCTACTAATTTCGCTGTTTCCGCAAAGTCAATATTTAACTTCTTAGCAAACTTCATTATTTGATCTAAACCAACAGTTCCATCTCTCAAGTCTTTCTGTAACTTCTGCAAACTACTACCATTAGCCTCTGCAAATTTCACAACAGCACCAGCTAGTCTTTCACCTAACTGACCTTGTAGTTCTTCCGCAGATACCTTACCTTTACCAAAAATCTGCGACATGGCTCGTATCGCAGATTGTACGTCTTCTGCATTTCCACCAGTTGCCTTAATTGCATTTGATACACCAGTAAATACTTCTTCTGCATCTTCTATAGTTCCACCAGACCCTAAAACAGAAGCAGCTAATTGTGTAAATTGTCTGGTAGATGCTTTAAGTGGTACATTTAATCTTTCAGAGGTTGATGAAATAACATCTAAACCTTTCACAAAATCACCTTGATTTTTCGTAACACCTTTTAAAGCAATTTCTAACTTCTGTATTTCTGCTGCGTAAGTAGATGACTCTGATGCAAATTGCGTTGCTCCTCCAATCGCAGCAATTCCAGCACCAATCGCAGCACCTTGCAATCCACCGACAGCCCCAGCTTTAGATAAAAGTCCAGTTCCAGCTTTTGCAGCCCCAGCAGCAGCCCCAGCAGCACCTAAACCAGATATAGCTGGATTTATTCCTAATGACTGACCAATATATGCACCAGCACCTCCTATAGCTGCTGTAGCACCAGCACCTAATCTGCCACCTAAAAATCCTTTCTTTTGTGTACCTGTAAGTGCTTCTAATTTTGCTCTTAATCTATCTGCTTCTGCTCCAAATGCTTTATAAGCCTTACCACCAATAGCAACATTATTTCTTAATTCTTTTAATGCTGCTATTTGTTTATTAAAAGTATTAACACTACGAGTTGCTGTGTTGTTAGCACCTTTATTCCTTTGGTCAAATTTTGTTATTGATTTTATTGCTTCATTTATTTCTTTCTTATTAAAACCTAGACTTTTATTTAGCTTATTAAATGCTTGATCTACAGATTTTAACTTACCAAAATCTTGTAACTTAAATTGTATGGTTTCTATGTTGACATTCTTAGCCACTATTTTTTCTCCTTATTAGATTCTCTAATAGCGACAGATTCCATTAGTTGTAAACCTTCGAGCATTTCTTGTCGGTTACTCACATGATAGAGGTCAAACAGTCCTCCATCAAGTAATAAAACCTCGTACTTTAATCCTACTACACCTCCAAAGGTTGTGTTCCATTGTGTCTGACAACGTAAAAACATCATTACAATATCCCAATTTTCATCAAAAACTTCAAAATCTTCCTTTTCCTCTGGTTGCTCCTCGATTTTTACACCAAATGCAGCAGCATCTTTTAGTGTTTCATCTATAACTTGTTTGCCACCCGAAGCCCAATATAAAGCAGCATCAGTTAGTTTCCCACTTGTGCATTTGAATAGAATTTCTTAAACGCATCTAAAACACCAGCAACAAAATCTATATCCTCTGCAAATTCTTTTAACACCTTATCTGAAAACTCAATAGGAGTTCCATCCTCCTCGTTAACATCTATCCAGCCTACTAACACTTTTTTAAGTGCTTCATATTCTGATGCTGATTCAAAGCTATCAAGTTCTGATCTTGATAGACGTATAAATTTACCAGTAAAAGTCGTAGTTTCAAACTCACCTATTTTAGTCTCACTAGGAGTTCTAATCTCTACAGGCCAAGGAAAAACCTTAGTCTTTTTTCTAACAAATGCCATAAATTAAGATATATACTTCTTTACTCTACCTCAGTAGTCAATACTTACTAAGTAAAGACTATACTCATCTCATCATTTGCTGAACTCGGTACAAGTGTGTATGGAATTTCTAACATAGTTACTCCATCAGCCTCACCATAAGCAACATCTCCAATATCAACCTTTGTACTACTAAATGCACAAATATTCCCAGCAGCAGTACCATGAGTAACAGTCAAGTTACCAAGAGTAGTATCGGTTAGAGCAGCAACAAAGTAATCCTTTTGCGCTAAAGTTGGTGCTTCTATGGTTACAGAGCCATTAGCTGCCCTGTCAGTTAGTAAGACTTCTTTAGTACCACCTACAAGTTCTCTATAAACCAATGAATTACCAACATCCATTGAGAAGTTCATTAATGCTCCAGCATAAGATAATAACTGGAAGCTACTTGTATTTCCGTTTTTAAATATTAATGGTGTTGCTTGATTTCCATAAGTTACAGAAGGCAATGCTGTGTCTGTTGGAGCATTGTAAATTCCAGTAAATGTAAAATCTATAGATGGAATTTCACCTACAGCAGCATTAATAGAAAAATTACCTCTACAACCTGTAACGATATGCCTTACACCATCTACGTTGTAGTGAATAGTAACAGAAGAAAAACTAGCCGAGATAGGCTCGTAAGTTACAGATGTACTAGAAGCAACAGTCTCCGAAAACCCACACGCTTTGAGCGCACTTCCATATCTAGGCGCAGTTCCAGCAGTTCCAGACCCAGCAAGTTCAACGCTAAATGTACACTCAACTCTGGTGTTTGCTAGAAGCTGCTGTGACGCACCTAAGTATGGCCTAACAACATCTCTGTTAACAACATCACTAGATTGTGGTGTGATTGACAGATCTCTTACAAGAACAACATCTGTTGCTGATGGAGTTGGATCTGTTCCATAGCTGCTCTCAGCTTCAATTAGAATTACTCTCTTCCTTGTCAGTTGTGCCATCTGTAGTTACCTCAGTAGGGGGTTCAGCTTGTTTAGTTTGTTGAACTAGCTTACGTTTGCCAGTTTTCGGGTTCAGTATGTAAGTACCGCCCTCATTTGGAATTTCATACTCCATAATAATCCTTAAGGGTTGTTAGGGTAACAACTTGATTGTAGATCATGTTGATAAATCGTTATAACTACTCCTGTAATCTACTTCATATTCACAGGATATTATCCCTGCTGGCTGATCTGCCTCAACAACATCAAATGTTACTGTGGCCGGCCTTACATCAATAGCAAGTCCTCCTAAGGTTGGATCTGTGACAACCTTAGTATGTAAACTTTCGACTGTTGCATCTGCTGTAGTGTCAGGTGTTTGTGATCTAACGACAACAACTATTCTTACTCGTAATGTCCAATCTAATTTTAAATAAGTTGCGCTATTAACAGTAGGCTCGTCTGTGACAAACTCAACAACTAGAGAAGGTGATTCATCTCTTGTCATTGGCTCAACACGACTCCTATAGATGCGAGTTCCTACACCTGTAGTTCCTGTAAGATTTGTTTTGATTTTTGCTAATATCTGTTCTCTTTTACTAGCCATCTCAAACCTTCATTAATGAAATTACAGATAAAGTACCATCATCTATTTTTCTAGCACTCCTTACCTTGTATTTGACATTACTGACTTCTATTTGAGTGTCATATGCTAACGAACCAAGATCAGTTGTTTTAACTGTTAGTTGATAATCAGTAGTCAATACACGATCATCAGCAACAATCTCATCAGGCTGCTCTAAAATTCCTTTATAAGTTGCATTGTTATAGAATACACTCTCTGAAAAATCTCCAAAAAAAGTATCTATATCCTCTGTAAAAGCCATGAGAAAAAAAAAGCCCTCGGTTGAGGGCTAACCTTTTAGCTATACTTCTTAACACCAACCAAGTTGATGCTGAAAGTAAATGTTGGTGATGAACCACCGATTGTTTGAACAATTTTCACATAACGCTTAGAAGTGTCTTTATTAATTACAAGTGTTTGCATTGATGCAGAACCAGTAACTTGTGTAAAAGTAGCTCCTGAGAGGTCTGTGTAAGTACC